TTTGGTATCGAAGTTTTTCTGTTTAGTAAATTACCTATAATCGCAACTGGTCCTTTTATTTTTGTTTTAACTTCTGAAATTATTTGAATCGAATATTTTAGGTTTCCAATTCCGTATTTACCACTTACTCGACCATAGCCTTTTCCAGCTCGTTTTTTGCCGTTTATTTTTGGTGTCTTATATGTATATAAAACATTGCTTTTAAGTTTCTTTGGAGAAAATTGTCTTTCAATCGTATTATCTCTATTTCTTGGATTAGCTACTGGTGTTAATTGCCTTGCTCGTTCTTTAACCACAATGGCAGCCGGATTTAATATGTTTCTTATTTCTTTAACGTCTTGAATATCTTTAATCAAACGATTAACGTCCTTATTGAATGCAATTATATCGCCTTGACTCAAATGGACCATCAGTTCCTCGTTTTTGCTTCAAGAATCATAAATTGCTTTTCCTGTTCTGGCAATATCCTTTCAATATCATATACCTTTGAATTGAAGCTAATCCGCATCTTTTCGTTCAAATCTGTACGGTATCGAACCGTAAATTCCACGTTACCAATCGCGGTTTCCCTCGCAACCATTTCTTTTTCGTCCGTACCGACTCGTTTATAATCGACCGCTGCCCAAACCGTAGCAAAGGTTGACCAAGATTTGTTTACTTGACCAGAAGCGGAACGAGTTTCGGTTACGGATTCGATAACAATCCGTTCATTCATTCTTCCTAAAACCTCGTTCTTCTTCCAAATCATATTCCTACAAATAAGTTGTAATTCAATCTATCCAATAACGATTGCGAAGCGGAGTATTTCTCCTTTGCGTAATCGCTTCGGTTATGGTACATATCGGATAAAACTAATCTAATTGCTTGTCGTATCGCAGCTGGAACGTCAGAAGCTGCATCTCCGTATCCAACAACGTATGTAACCGTAAGCGAATTGATTTCGGCTAAAATATCTGGAAATACTTCTCCGTAAGCTGGTGTAATTCGAGCAGCTTTACGATGAAGGTCAACCTTGTATAAGGAACTACTCCAAGTTTGTTCCACTTCCGATGTATCGGTGTAAACGATTGATGTAACAGATTGAACCGGATGCGAAGTTAAATACAAGGTTGGAAACAAATCTGTTATTTTCGCTTTAGGAACTTTGTCAAAAACTTCCGAAACAGTTTGAGTAATGAATTTTTGACCCAGGTATTCTTCGCAATAATTCGTAGCAGCCACAATAAGGTCATCAATAAGCGTATCATCAGCGGAAGTGTCTAGTTTTAAATAGTTCTTTGCCTCACTTGTATTGAGCATTGGTGTAGATGGACCTGATGTTACCTTATAATATCCCATTACTTGGTTTTACGAGTTGTTCGTTTTTTTGCTTGTGTAGTTGCGGATTCGGCTTCGCTTGATGTTTTGGTTTCAACCTTTTTTGTGGGCGCATCAACCAAAACTGCGTAGCCTTCTTTTATTAATTTATCTGCAATTTCCTTATGAACAAGTCCAGAATGACCCGCATTGTAAGCCATTCTGAACCTGCCAGTAGGAGATTTGATAAATTTAACTCTTATCAAATCTGCCATATTAATAAGGTTTTTTCAAAGTGATTCTATGTGTATAAACCGCAGATTGAGTTCCAGTTCCGGTGATTATAATCCTTTGTCTTACACCGTAAACATCTCCAAACATATCGGTAATTTCTCCGTCTGCATCAACCGTATCAGTTGCTATTGTGTACCACTCATCTCCACTTAATGCGTTTGATTCCTGAACACTTAAGGTTAAATCAATAGTACCCGATTCTTGAACACCTTTAACCGTGTGATTGTACTTCCAAAAAGAATACAAATACGGACTAATTGTGATAGTATCCGCTTCGGTATCGGTAATGGTATCGGAAGCGGTTGTTCTATAAATCTCATATCCGGCATCAAACTCGGAGTTCCTTGCAGCCGTGAAGATTAAGGATGCAGCCAAAATGACTGCACCACCTACTAACATAAATTTATTCATTTTATTTTCCATTTTGGATTATTAAAATTATATTCCTTGAACTACGGAAGCATCTTGCATAGACGAGAAAGAAGCAGCGTGTCTAACCGCAATATCCCACCAAGAATTAACTACCAATGTAACCAAGGCATTTTTTGCGCTTGTGTAAGGATCAACTACCAAGTCAATTCCTGCCCATTGTCCAATTATTAATTCAGACCAATTACCGAATATAATCGCGTGAAGGCTTGATCCGTTACCTTTTGTAAGGTCAGAAGGAACTAATGTAGAAACTCTCGCTCTGTATCCATTTAATTGTCCTTCTCCAGCAACCGCGCCATCAACAAAAATGAATTGAGCTGTATTGTTAGCCTTTTCAGCCGTTTTCAAATAACCCCTTACACCTGGAGTAGTCAAATATGCCAAGTTACCAAAATCAGCATTTGCAGAAGCTACATCTGTTTCCAATTCGATTATGTTTGCGAAAGTTGGATTTGCGCCATCAGTTCCTCCCGCAACATCTCCAATTCCGCTTGTGTTAAGGATACCAGTTGGTTGGTTGCTTGAGCCAGAACCATTAATCGCAGCAGTATCTAAAGCATTAGCGATTGCAACACTCAAACGGTTTCTTACCATATTTTCCACATCGATGGTAGATTGAACCATTAATTGCTTACTAATATCGGTGAATGCCCCGAGTCGGTTAGGGGACATTTGTATCCTGTCGAAGGTGGGGGACGTTTCTTGATTGGCGTCCGTTTCTCCTTCCCATTGAGCTGAAGCAGCAGCATCGTTTCTTGGGAAATCAATGTTTGAAGTCAAACCTGTTAAGTAAGTAGCACCTAAAGATTCAGTTACCAATCTTGGATCAAGGAATGGAATCAAATCACCAACTTCAGTTTGAATGGTAAATCCACCTTGAGTTGTTGTACCCGCAGTCATATCTCTTTTAGTACCAGGAGTTCTCATCAACATTTTAGGAACTGTCAAGTTTCCACTTGGAGAAACACCAGCTTGTCTTGCCTCGTGAACACCTTCTTGGTGCATTTCAGCTGCAACTCCTTCCAATCTTCCTCTTTCCACTAATTGAGTAATCGCTCCATCCTTACCGGTCAATCTAAACTCGGTAGAAACCTTTTCTTCTTCGGTCTTTTTGCTAACGTTTCTTCTTGCGTCCTCATTAGCCTTTCTTTTGGCTTCTTCGTTAGCTTTTCTAACTTCTTCAGCTTCGATAAACGCTTCTCTTTCGATAGATTTGTTTAAGTCTTCCGCTCTTTTGCTCAATTCGTCCCACTTGTTAGACATTTCTTCGGTGAAATCATTTCCACCAGCAGAACGGTGAAGTGCTGTCATCTGGTCCAACACTTCAGCTCTTTTCTGCCTCAATTCATCAGATTTTTTCATACTAATTTTTATTTAGTTTTAACAAATATAATTCACGTTGCTTAATAGCATCCGTGTTGGAATTATCTTCCTTTTTATTATTCTTATTTAATATCTCTTTTGCTCGTGCCATTACCGAAGTTGCTTCGTAAGCTGGAAACGTAACCGGTGCAACATCGTATAATCGCTTAATTTTCTTAATGGTTCTATAAACGTTACCATCCTCCATTCTAAACTCATCATCTTCGATTGTGAACGCGAATGAAGATTGACTTATATCGCCACGTTTAATGGATTCGTACATATCTCGTCCTAACTGCGTATCTGGTAAATCGACTTCGTATGCTAAACCTTTTTCGTCTTTCATTAATCTCAATGTTCCGGATACGGTTCTGCCTAAAACGTAATTCTGGTCGTGATTGAATAATGCGCGAACATCACTCATATCCGTTTCATCGAATGCACTAGAATCTATTTGCTCAATAAAACCACCTAAATCACCCGAAGGAGAATTAAATGTAGCTGCGTATCCGCGTACGGTTCGTTTGGATTCATCTTCGTACATTGCGCGTAAATCTAATCCAAATGTTCTTATTTCTTTTTCCATTTTAATTTCTCTTTCTGATTCTGGTAAATTCTTTATCTTCCTTTCCGCCCAATCTCGCATCGCATCTCCGCCCCAAGCGTCATACATTATTGATCCGCATATTTCATTTCCATCTTCATCCGTGTACTTTCCTTGGTCATAAGTTTTTGCTCTTGATAGAAAACTAAAGGTCCTTTTGATTGTGTCAACCGATAGTTTTTCTTTCCTTGAAATTTGTCCGGCTCGTGTCCAGCCTATGGTAGTTCCGCAATCCGAACCGTTTTCTTCCTTATGCTTAATCGCTCTTTTAGCGTTATTTACTGCAGCTTCTGGATAATCGTTGTACGGCATAATTACGGATTTACATTTTCCTTTGAGTTAGATGCCAATGGCATTCCGTATTCATCTCCACCTTCGTATCCGTTCAATCCTTCCTTCTTCCTTATCTCGTTCGGATTCAAGGCGCGAATGTTATACATCGTTTGATATAATCTCGCTCTCGAATCTGTATCTCCTTGCAATAATCCATCCAAATCAAATTTGACAAATGTTTTGCCCCATTGCTCACGTGGGAATAACTTGGAATTAAATTCGGATTCAATTCTCTTGGTCCAGCTCCTTAATGTGTACTGGACAAAGATTCGATTTAGTAATTCGGCATTGTTAAAGGTTTCGGATTGACCAAGTAAGGTAACTGGAACACCAGTAATATTGCTTATGTCCGTGATGGTAAGCCTTCTTCCTTCTATGTCGTTTGCATCAACCCCTTTTCCTGTCGTTCTATATTTAACTCCATTACTCAATAATGCCGTTTTACCACTATTATCAGGACCTTGGTAGTTACGATTCCAAGATTCTTGAATTATATCGCGTTGTTCCTTTGATAGTGCTTGATCCGTTTCCAACACACCTCCAATTTGCGCTCCATTACCATAGAAATTTGCACCGTGTTGGATTTCAGCTATTCCTCTTCCAAGCGTATCTTGTTGGTAATCTATTACGGATTTGCCAAGTATTCCATCTTCAGAGTACATTCGTAAATGAATAATCTCCGAAGCTGGAACGGACGCGCCGTGTTCGTGGATGTAATAAAAATATTCTCCTTCAACCTTGAATTGTTCCCATTCTTCCGTAATTAGGTGTAATCTATCAATATTTCCGGAAGAATCGGTCATTATATGGATTAGCGCGTTTCCACCTTTGTAGTTGGATGATCCGGTAAACATCTGACGCACCAATGTTTCCATATAGGTGAATTTATCTCTTGTCGGCTCTGGTCTAAAATTAATTAATGGATATAACGGATGGTTAACTGCTTCGGTTATGTTACCTTCTTCATCTTTAGTGTAAACCGAAAACGGTAATGCTGCGATTTGTTCGGATAGAATTGTTACCGCTCGGAAATAAGCTGGAATTGCTTGTGATGTTTTCCAATTAACTGAAACCTTTGCTCGTGAAGCCGAGAATAACACGGTTTGCCAAGTTGACCAGTCCTTTGCCGGTCCAATCTTGGAGTAAATGGCTGCTCTTGCCGTTTGGAACGGCTTTATTACACGTTGGATTAATCCCATACGCAAATATTTGCGATTTTTATTGGTATAAACCAAAAAATAATTAACAAAGTGTTGTTTTTTGTTAATTATTTGTATATTGTACTATCATTAATTAAAAATCAATAAAAATGAACAATTACAA